TATAAGATTCTTTTACTATTTGTTTATATCTCCAAGGACCATAAGGTTTACCATCGTCAGTCAACTGTGGGTCCAAAAAATTCAGATGTGTAGCGAAACGTGGTAACCACATCGTAACCACATGAGCCACATTTACAGACAACTTCGTTGTCAAGGCCTACCTTTCCATTAAGTTTTTTGGAAATCTGTAATAATAAGTTAGCATCCTTCATGGGAAGCTTTCTAACAAATGATTCTAACGCAACTGGGTTAAGAACTTGACCATCAACTGTTTTTATAATAGATTGTAAGGTTATAATCAAAGTTGGGTCTACTGTTGTATCTTTTAAGCGTTTTTTAAGCTCTTTAGTCTTTGTTGCTATTTCTTCAACAATTCTAGGGGTTTGAAGCTTTAATTCAATCTTCTTATCGGATTGAGGTAAATGAACCATCTTTAATTCATGGATAGACTCATCATACTCAGTAACAGATAAACCATCTAAATCAACTGTAGAAACAGTTACTTCACCACAGTTAGGGCATTGAATAGCCATCTTATATTGAGGGCCATAGGTGACTGTTCTGAGCTTAAATAATAGATATTGATAATCACCTAAATATAAATCATAAACAGGAACCTCTAACTTTTTAGTTAGACAGTCTTCAATAATTTCAGACATAACCTTATAAGGAGTTTCCGTTGGGGATAATCTCTTCATTTCTTCTGCTGTAGTCATTGAGCGAACAGTAAAAGTAGGGTCAATAGGCTTTTCATAGATTAAGCCCTTTGACGGCAGTGTATAGGATTCAGAAATTGTATAGTTATTCTTACTCACCTTGTAATTCCTCTTCTTTCATAGTACCATTTAATTTAGCACCATTTTCTCTTAGGTACTTGCTAACAATTAGTCTTACCATAGCTGAAAATGAAAGGTCACGGGAGACAGCTTCCATTCTAATCTGTTTCCACATGTCCTTTGACATTTCAAGTGCAACAAGCTTCTTTTCTACTTGTTTTGCCAACTCTTCAATTTTAATGTTTGACATTTATTTAACCTCTTTTCCTTTCATCTAATTTAGCATTATAAAATTTATAAATTATAAAGATATTGGTAAATAAAAAGAATCTATTGCTAGATTCCTTTATATTTTATTACTTTTTAGTGTTTTTAGCTATCTTATGTAACGATATTGCTATAGAAGTAATTACAGCCGTATGGAACAAGGCCAGTACAATTAACATTCCGTCAGTTCTTATCTGACTAATAATAAAGTCCATGTTTTTTTAATAGGCTTATTCTTCGTCGTAGATAGGCATAGCTCTGTCGAAACGGATGTTAGCAGTAATCATTCTCTTACCGCCATCTTCCATCGTAAATTCGCTTTCACTAATACCTTTTACCCAGCAACCATCTAATCTCCATTTACGAACGATTTGATAGTCAGGAGTATATTCAATTAAGAAACAGGTTTTCTTATAGTCTGCCATACGTCCAACTCTTTCGGTTGTCGCATCGTAGCATAATCTTTGCCAAGCTAAGATAACAGATTTTGTATCAATACCAATAAAGTCATTAACTACAAGGCTTCCTGCTTCAAAGGTAGGAACACCAGCAGCATACATTTTGGTGTTACCACGTTGAATTACCACTTCATCTTGAGTAAAGTTCGGTACGAAAGCTCTTGCTACTGAAAGTCTAACTGTGTCATCACCTGTCGATGGAACTAAATCCGAGGCTTGTGGTGTAGCACCTGGTGCAACAATAGCACCTGCTTTTAAGATTGAACTAACCCCATTCACAATGAATTCAAAGTTATTAGAACGTGCTACCTCATACAATGATGGGTTAGCGTTGTCTATCATGTGATAGGTGCCTAATTGTTTGTCTGACATATTTTATTTCTCCTATTCCTTACTAGGTTTAGTTTCAATTTCGGTATCAGGCGATGAAACCTTAACACCTTCATCAGAAACCCCTATTTTTGTTTTTTCAGATTTAACTGATTCATCTTTAACACCTGTAATACCTTGTAATAAGGTAATTAAAGCCATTGAGACCGAAGACACTAAACCAATAACGGCTGGTAAGGCTGCTGTATCTAATAGCAATGAACTAAAGATAGCCATACCCACTAAAATAATGAGTGTTGGTAATCCCCATAAACCAATACGCTTACTGGCTTGTTCTTTTGCTGTTTTAGTTTTAGCTTCAATGATTTTTACTTCTGCATCAGCATTAACTTGTTGTTGTTGTTCTTTGATTTCCATAATATCTTTTTATCCTCCGTTTATTCTGTTACCGTTGTGGATTCATCTTCTAACACAACTGATAATTCAAAGTCTTCTACAGCTTCAATTGGGAATATTCTAATCGAAGCTTTAAGTCTAGCTTTAGCTGTAGTAGCTTGTTTAATAACTCTATAGCTGGCTATACCATTACCACTTAACATTCTGTCTAGGACAGGATAGAGAAGTGAAGTAAACTTAATCCATAAAACATCGCTGTTTTGTTCAAACGTCAAACCACGTGCTGTTCTATAAAGAACTTTCTTTAATTCTGAGACTAGGTTACGAACGTTAAGGAATGATAAGGCTGTTGTTCCACCTTCATTGTCCTTCAATGTTCTATTACCCCAGATTAATGTACCGAAAGGTCTCACAAAGCAAATTGGGTTAATCGCAACACCTTCGTTTGTATCTAAATCATTTTCATCTGTGCTACGGCCTTGTAAGATATTAATATCATAAGAACCGAAGTTAGCGGTTGTGCCAACTAATCCTGGAACAACACCTCTTGCGGCACCGGCAACAGCAAACCAAGAAGGATTGCTATTCAATACAGATAAAGCATAAGCAGCTAAGAATGCAAATGAACCCGGTAAAGTAATTTCTTCACCGCCTTCAATGAACTTAACCCAGGGAGAGAACATTGCACCGAATGTGCCTTCTTCTCCAACTAGTCCAACATAAGCTTTAACTTCAGCAGAGGTAGTTAACGTAGAGGCATGGTCACATAAAGCAACAGCATCACCACGTAATTTGGCACATTGCATCATTAAAACGTTTGTTCCGTCGTCGACTAAACCAGCAGGACTTGATTCAGAATCAGTGACAGAGTGTTCAAAAGCACCTGCTGTTAAGAATCTAATATCATATTTTGATTTGTCAGCTAATCCAGTAATTGTCCAGTCAACTTCAGACAAGGCTGTAACACCTTGAACAAGAACTGGTAAACCAGATTCTAAAAGTCTTTTTACAATAATCCAACCATCATCTTGGGCACTTGCTTCTGGGCATAGTGCTGTTAATTGAGCAAGGCTAGTAACCAGGGTTGGTTCAAAGGTTGGTACTTCACTATCACCTGGAACTGCGATAGGGACAAAAACAACATTATCCGATTGAGGGATAACCGCTACTGTTAAGTCCTGTTCTGTAATTTTGATTTTTGGCATATATTACTTTTCTCCTTAATTTAGTTTTTTAAGTAATTCTCGTAATTCACATAATTTAGCATGTAATTATTCATATAATTTGGCATTTTGGTATTTTACTTGTTTGTTACATTTTTATCCCTCTACCCCCTACACATCAATCTCGGTTATTTCGCCTGTTTCGATGTTTTCTGATTGAATTTGGTCCATCTCAACGCTGGCTACATCTACGGTTCCAAGCTCGATTGACGGTGTGGTATTAATCGGTACACTGAACAAGTAGCAATCATCCACATTTAACCTAATTGTCCATCTAGTAAATTGACCTGAGAACAACCTTTGTGGTATGTCACTTGTATCCGTAACTGTTGAGCTTACCCTAACGTTTGCCGTATGTTTAAAGTTAATATTGTTATAGGGTATGGTTACGGTCATTCTTGGGTGGTTAACGAAGTTAAATATAAAGTTTCTAAGATACTCATCCCCCTCAATAAAGGTTTTTGTATAAATATCTAATTGATAGCTTACAACAATAGGTATTCCGTTTAATAATTGAACGTTATTATTGTTTGCATCCAATATCCTACCACTAAAAGATAAAGGCTTTTTATTAGTTTGTAGTATTTCTACATCATTATCTCTGCTTAAAGCGATTAAAGGGAGGGTTAATGGTTTATCATTAGTTTGGTCAGAAACAGTTTGAAATAGCCTTAATGTTTCATTAGGCTTTAATATAACCATCTTCGGGTCTTTAATCCAACCCTGAATCTTGGCATATAATGCATCGTCTATCAAACTAATTGCCATTTTATTCTCCTTTATTTTTATTCTTCGCTATATAGGTCTTTTTAAGTGTTACTATCTTCTTACTTACAAACTCGAATGCTTTTAGAAGTAAGTTATACCCCTTAACAGTTGCCGAACCATAAGTAATCAAGTTTACTACTGTATCTAAACTAAATACTGTGTCAGGTACATTTTTATTC